TATCCAACGACAGAAGCTTGGCTATGAGTTAGGACTACTTAAACTTGAAGGTACCTTCAAGTTTAAGTAGTCCTAACTCATAGCCAAGCTTCTGTCGTTGGATAGAATAAGTGATTGCTGCATTAAGATGTGCGACATGTAGATCCGTAAACACCTGAGCATACTCAGGCCCATTGATACGGTTATTGTCATACTCTTCAGTCAGGTTTAAACGAAGAGAGCGCAAGAGTACGTCTAATGTACCTGCGCCCTCTAAGTCTACCTGAGTGATTTCAGCAATATTAATTGGCAAAACCTCTTCAGGTATCATGTATTAATCCTCGTCATCTGGTAGATCGAATGAATCATCCTGTTCTTCATCCCAACGTGCAGCAGCAATTTGACGTTTAGCAATTGCATCAATTTGCTTTTGAGTGAGTGGCTTCATGATTTCAATGTTAAATGCTTTACGCTGTACAGGATAAGGGATGTCATTACCGTACGCATCTTTACGATAGCGGAAGTGCGTGTAAGTACGATCTTTCAACACGTTTAAAATACTTTGAGGGATTAAGTAACCACGTGGTGTATTGAACGGTACAAACTTACCAATAGTACCAGTGAGTGCATTACCTGTAAGGATCAGTTCACCGTTTAATTGAATGCAACGTGGATCATTAGGAGTAACATTCACACGCACCAATAACTGTGCTTGTTTACGTGCATCAGCTTTAATTTCAGCATCAGATTTTTTAGGAGTACTTTGACGACGTTTAATAGGTAAATCACCGTCTTCGGTATCATCATCATCTAAGCCGTCATTGTCATTAATACCTTGGGTATCCAATAAGTACTGATCAATTTTTTCAGCTAATTTAGCTTCCCCAATATTAGGACTATGGCTAATGCCTAAGCTACGTGCACGTTCTTTGAGTACATCAATACGTGGACGCATACTGAAATCATCTTCATCAATATCCTTATCTTGATCATCAATCACATTTTGTTGTTGCTTGCTCATTTGAGTACCTATTTGTTTAGTTAATAAAAAAGGAGGAACATTCGTCCCTCCTTATATACCACAAATTATTATAATTCTGCAGTAGTTTTGATTAGGCCAATACGCTCAGGACGAGTTAGTAGGAAACCATACCACCACTGTACAGACATGAAACCACGTTTACCATACGGGTCGTGGAAACCTGCATTTTCAGTACCAGGTGGCTTATGGATAATTTCAAACTTGGTATTTTTACCTGAAGTGTTGAAACCAATAGTAGTGAATGATTCAGAACCTACAACCAACATAGGGAAGATATCTGCTTTACCATCAGTAGAGTAAATACCTTTGTCATCAGTTACAGCTTTACCTGCACCTGCCCAGTTAAGCATTTCTTGTACAAGTACAATACGGAACTGATCAATCTGACCGATTTCACCACGAAGCATAGTACCTGAATCTGCATACTTTTCAGAACCAACAAATGCAGGATCACCGTGGTAGTCTTTCATTTTACGAAGCACTGGCTCAAGCTCAGGACCAACAAACATTACACGTGCTGCTTGTACTGTACGAGTGTCGTACTTAGTAGAACCCACAATGATTTTGGTATTCAATGGAGTACGTGTTTTGTTCAAGTCACGGTGCAAACGCGCCATGTCTTCGTAAGTCACTTTAGAAGTTTCATCCATTTCTGAGTTGGATAATGCTTGGCCTGCATACTTCACAATACCTGCACCGTTGATCAAATCGATTGCGATAAGATCTTCAGTCACAGTGATCGCAGTCTGTAGCATTTCAGAGTGAACCCACACCATAAGTTCAGCATTGGTATCGAAGTCGACTAAGTCTTTAGAGTACTCAGTGAAGTGACCAAAGTTCTGCAAAGTACCGCGAATAACTTGACGAGTAAAACCAAGACGGTTTACACGTTGACCATGCTCAGTAAGCACAGGCATCTTTTTAGTCACTACACCAATGTCACGGCTTGAGCCATACAAGTTACCATCTTTAATGGTTTTACCTGTCGCATCGATACCTTGGTCATTGACGTTGCGGTCATCCAACATAGGGATTTCAACATACTGCTCAATCACTTTACCAGTGTTGCGCGGCATCATTGTCACACTAGCCAATTGAGTGAAATACATTTCACGTGCAATTGCGGTAATCGCTTTACGGTTATAATAAGCAGTCTGCAGTTGTTCACCACTAGAGCTTGGCTTGCCATTACGCGGATCGTTATAAATGTTCATACTTAGATTAGTCCTTATAGGTTTTTAGCGTTGTTACGCTCATACTGTTCAAACTCTTCATCACTCATACTGTAGAGTTCTTCTGCAGTACTAACTTGTGATGTTGATTTTGACTTAACTGTGTTTTTAAGTCCACCTAAGTTTTTACGTTTTTCAGCTAATTTTGGGTCGACTGTCTTGGTAACTTTGGCAGGTGTGTTGTTAGTACTGTGAGTAGCTTGGGCATTATTATTACCCCCTCCATTACCATTACCGTAGATTTCTTTACCAAATTGGAAATACAGGTTAGCTACAGGCACTTTACTACCTTGCACGTCAATAGCATGGTTCACACGTTTCATAATTGTGTCGTATGCGCCATTAGCTTTATGAGCTTGTAACACCAGTAACGTATCAGGATTGTTTAAAATAGCTTGTTGGCTAGTATCATCCCAATTAGTTACATCAGCGTACATAGCATTGAAGTGAGCATCTTCTTTATTTGCAGCGATAATTTCACGTAGCTGATATACGTTTTCAGACGGAGCTTGAATCGGAGTTGGCTTATATCCCTCAGCTTTTTCTTCGCCTAACTCATACGCATCAATTCCACTATCCTTGATTAACTTAGCCATTGCTTCAGGCTTCTTGTTGTACAAGTCAATCAAGAATGCAAGTTCTTCAGGCTTGTTTAATAACTCATGTTGCTCAAGCATACGACCTGCAGATACATAGTCTTTAATGCCGTTCATCTTGGCATTATAGTTCAAGCCTTTCTGCATTAGACTGATCGCTTCTTCTGGGCTAGAGATTTGATAGTCTTTACCGTTAGCCTTAAATGGCGCAGTAATCTTTGCATGAAATTCTTGAACATCTACAGTCTGTTCAGCTACTTCTTGTTTCTGCTCTACAGGTTTATTTTTAGTTTTACCTGTGGCAGTTTGCTGCTTTTGCTCTTGTTGACTTTGATCATCTGCCTGTTCACCTTCAGCATCATCATTACCTTGATCAGTGTCATCTGATTGGTCTTGGTTTTCAGCATCGTTGTCATCAGTATTATCATCATTGTCATTAGCAGAGTTATCGTCTTGCTCACTACCTTGATCATCATCGTTGTTATCATCTTGATGATCATCGGCATTATCTTGCCCAGCTGAGTCACCCTGAGAATCATCGTCTTCAGCTTGATCCGCAAATAGTACATCGGGATCTAACTGATCGAAATCTTCATCAGACATGTTATTCATTTGAGCAATGGTTAAGCTTGGCATTTTATGCGTCCTCTTGTTCTAACGATTCTTTTGCAGAGTTGCCGTTATTAACGAGTTGGTCTAGGTATGATTGTAAAAAGCTAAGGGATTTCAGCTCTTCCACCACAGTATTAATAGATTCATTATTTTTTACAAGTCCTGAAAGCAACTTTGTTGCTTCTGCAGGACGGTGTAATTGAATGTCTTGAAGTAGCAATAAGAAGTCAGGGTTACTCTGCAATCGAGTAACCGCTAATCCTAAATTATACTTACGCTCTAAGCTTTTACGCTGTTGATTTGTCATTGTGTATTACCTGTTTGCTTTGGATACATTTGCTGTGTTTCAGCATTAGCACGGTTTTGAAGCAGATTAGAATTATGATTAAACCGTAGAGTATCCATAGAGTTCAAATGATCTGAATCTGCTTTCTCACGTTGTGCTCTTGCATTGGCTGCAATCTTATCAATGTTTTCTTGATGATCAATACCTTCTGAACTACGGAAGAATTTAAGATTACCGTTGTCAGTGTCAGATTGTAGTTTACCTGCACGTTGATTACGTACTTCAACTTCAGCGTCATTAACACGTGCTTTGTTAGCAATCTCAGCAATCTCAGCTTCAATCTTCATGTTCTCAAGTTCCATCTTACGAAGTTCAAGCTGAGCTTTTTGTTGTTCAACTGGATCAGGCTCAGGAGTGTAACTTTCAATAAACTTAGCCAAGTCAGGTAATTTTTTAAGACGTGCAATTTCAGCAAGAATCTTTTTAGTGAAGTCGAATGGGAAACTGCCTTGCCCGGTCTGCAATAAGAAAGCCAAGTCTTGAACTTTAGCTGCATCTTCTTCTGCAGTAGAGATATCAATTTTTAAATCGAAATCACCATTGAGATTGTCGGGATCTACAGGGATATAGATATCATTGGTTAAACGGATTACATCATCTTCGGTAAGTAACATTGCATTCATTTCTTGGAATGCATATGCAAGTTGTTTAATACCTTCTGCTATACGACGAAGAATTGCAGCATCACGTTTAGCACTGGCATCCAGTGTACTGCGTACACCTGCTGCCACTTTACCTAAGGAATCACCGTTTACACCTTGGCTAAATGATTTAACACCTGAGAGGGATTCAGCTTCATCATTCAGCATACCAATCATTTGAAATGCGGATTGAGGTAGTTCAGGGAACTTATGTGTATAGAGAGAGTTTTCAGGTCGCTGTTCACCGTTGAACTCGTAGTTCTCACCGTTATTAAATTTGGTGCGGTTTACGCCATCTAAGAAGCCTTTTGCTGTACCAGTTTGACCATTAGCAGATCTGCCCATTAGATCAATTAAGCCACGATACAGAGCACCGATAATTCGTTGATTATCCCCTAATAACTCTGCATCAGGTTCACCGTATAAACTCCCTTTAATCGGTACAAGTGGTATGAAGATGAATGGAAGACTTGATGTACTGTGTGGACTATGATCCATTTGGATCAGAGTTTCACCTGCCCAAGTAGCGACAATAGGACTAAGAGTGTCACTATTATCAATATCCCAATATCCCCAATATTCATAGGCTTCAATTTGCTTCCGCGCATCGTCTTTAAACTTGAATGTTTCATCTTCTCGCGGAGCTGCGCCGTGCGTGTTGTTTGCGACATTAGATTTCACCTCTGCCAGATTAGTGTAACGTCCGTCAGATTCTAAATCTGCTAAGCAGGTTACGAATCGTCTAATGATGAATTTAGCTTTTCCGATATTACCTTTACAAGTCGGGTCTACAAAAATGTCATCAATGTCACACACTTCTACATCAGGATGGTTAGCCACAACTTTAAGTTTGTCTGCTTCTTCACGACCTGTATGAATATAACGTACAGCTTCCCCAGTCTGCGACCATTCAGCAATACCCATACGTTGAGCTTCATTAAGCGTTACACCAAATGTCTCATCTTGCTGTAGGTTCTGCATGATCTCTTGATACTCAACTACAACATTAGGATCAATGACGCGTTCATAAGTATCGTTAAAAGATTTGATAGTTGATTCTTTATAATTCCAAACTGGTTTAAGAATTGCAGTACCTTCTACAGCCATGGTACGCACAATCTCATCCATCAACTTAACTAAGTTAAGCTTATTTTGGAATTGATAGTTAATAACCAATTCGTTCTGTTTAGCACTTCGCACATCCTCATAAGTACGCGCTGTAATTTGCAGTAAATTGGAATTAGATAGGAACGGTTCAGTTAGAGAAGGGCAACGCCACTCTACTTGCTTACGTACGAGCTTAGGTGCAACACGTGAACGTCCTTCAATATTAGGAGGTGCATAAGTACCTTCAGCATTAAAACAATTGGTCCACTCAATTACCTTGGTCATATGACGTTGGTGTGAATCTTTAGATGCAATGAAGTCATCTTTTAACTGTTCTAATGTTGGTTCATTTTCCCAATCAGTAAGCTTCTTCGTAGTACGTTGTTTTTTAGTGCTGGTTATTACGGTGGAAGCATCCACTACTTTGATTTCGTCGCTCATATCCATAGTCCAAATTAAACTACAGAAATGTTATCACGGCACTTGCACATGTACACGATTATTTGTAATATGGCTTTGCTTGATTGTGAAAGCATCCTGTTAAAGTGCTGCTCTAAGTTGACTGTCGTTGTTGTGAGAACTACCCCCTATCGCAAGTAGGGGGTTTTTCTTTGCCTTAAATAAATCCACGCTGATAGAAAGTATTAACTGGTGTTGTAGTTTCTACCGATTGTGACATAGCATTTTGAAGTACTTTGCACTCTGACAAATACTTCCCATAGTAATTACCACTCTCATTCATCACAGTATTACCTGCGCGTTCTGTACCTTTACCTGCATTGGCACGTGATGCAATAAAATAGACTAAAGCCATCATGAATGAATAAGGTAAATCGATAGCCAATGATTCAGGATCAAAGGTAGGAAGATCTGCCGACTGAATACGTTTAATTGGCGTATGTCCTACTTTGTATCGCACTTTCAATAAACTATCTTTAAGCCCTACAGGTGTACGTAACACAGCGTACTTAGGTGAGCTAAATACTTTCACACACTCATCAGCTGAGAAAGTTTGTTGTTGGTTATACTGCGTATGATCAAAGGACTCCATCACGTTGAACGGTAATGATCGGCCCATCATGGTATAAACACCAATCAATTCAAGTACCGTATGGGTAAAAGGCTCACTTGGAGTATCTTGGATAAAACCATTGGTAGGATTCTCAGTTAGTGCATTCTTTTTATTGATCTCGTAACTGTATTTTCCTTCCGTAGTTTGTATAACACATTCCCCTTTCTGCATCTCAAAGCGGACAAATAGATCAGACAATGCTGTATTTAGAAAGCCAATTACCTTGTTAAATTTTTCAGGCAAAATTACCCCTGTTGCCTTATCTGTTAATGCAATCAATGAGACTTCTGCTGTCTCTAAC